ATATCAAGATGTTGATGGATTCGAGATCTATGGTAACACAGATTACATCTATCAGTTTATAGGAGATCTCTTTCCAGAGGAGATCGACTATGATCCTTCGTTGATTCGCATTGCGTATCTGGACATTGAAACAACTTGCGAGAATGGATTTCCTGATGTTGATAGACCGATTGAAGAAGTTACTGTTATCACTGTTAAAGTCAATGATGATGTGCATGTATTTGGTCTTGGTAATTACGATATTACCAATATTGATGCTCATTGTCATGTCTTTTCGAATGAGTCTGATTTGCTACAGAAGTTTATCGAGGTTTGGAGAACTCTAGATCCAGACATTGTGACTGGATGGAACGTGAAGTTCTTCGACATTGCATATCTTTATTCACGCATAAGAAGTCTATTGGGCGAACGAGAAGCAAACAAACTATCGCCTTGGAACTTCACCAAAGAGCAACTGGTTCATACTCTACACGGAACCAAGACTGCATTTGATCTTTATGGCATCGCAGTCTTGGACTACCTCGATCTCTACAAGACATTCACATATGTCAATCAAGAGTCATACAAACTCGATCATATTGCATTCGTTGAACTAGGCGAGAAGAAGATTTCATATGATGAATACGACAGCATATCTGACTTCTACAAGAAAGACTTTTCGAAGTTCGTTCAATACAATGTTCAGGATACTTTGCTAGTTGAGAAACTTGAGAGCAAGATGAAGTTGCTTGAACTGGCTCTTGCACTTGCATATGCAGCAAAGGTAAACTACGTCGATGTTTTTTCTCAAGTTCGAACATGGGATCAGATCATCTATCATCACCTGAGATCCAAGAACATTGTCATTCCAATGAAGAAGGGTAAGGCTAAAGACTCACAATATGCTGGTGCCTATGTGAAGGAACCCATTACAGGACAGCATGATTGGGTTGTGTCGTTCGACTTGAACAGTCTTTATCCTCACCTTATCATGCAATACAACATCAGCCCAGAAACAAAGGTTGCTCTTACCAAAGACGAGGAATTTGGAATGGGTACTGTTTTGCATGATGTCCTCGAAGGCAAACCTTCTGTAAAACTGGATCAACTCAAGAGAAAAGGATCTGTTGCTGCAAACGGAACGGTATACCGAAAAGACATTCAAGGGTTTCTTCCTGAACTCATGGAGAAGATGTATCAGGAACGAAAGATGTATAAGAAGATGATGATTGATGCCGAGAAGAGAAAGCAAAAGAATCCAAATGACTCCAGCATAGACTTCGAGATATCCAAGTATCACAACTTTCAACTGGTTCGAAAGATTCAACTCAACTCCGCTTATGGTGCGATTGGCAACCAATACTTCAGGTATTACGATGTTGACATGGCAGAAGCGATTACATTGTCTGGACAACTCAGCATCAAGTGGATCATCAATCACCTCAACGCTTTTCTCAACAAGACAATTGGAACAGAAGGTGTTGACTATGTGGTTGCATCAGATACAGATTCGGTTTATCTTTCTCTTGTTGGTTTGGTGGAGAAGTTCATACAGGCTGATTGTAGAATAAACAAGGAGAAGATTGTTGATTTTCTCGACAAGTCTTCTTCTGGAATTCTCAAGCCCTTCATCGACAAAAAGTATGCAGAACTTGCAGGAAAGATGAATGCGTTTGAGAACAAGATGGTCATGGAGAGAGAATGTATTGCTGACAAGGGAATCTGGACAGCCAAAAAGAGATACATGCTCAATGTTTATGATTCCGAAGGCATTCGCTATGAAACTCCCAAGATGAAGATCATGGGAATCGAGACGACAAGATCATCTACACCACAAGTAGTCAGAGACAATCTAAAGCAGGCTATCAAAATCATTCTAACGGGAACAGAGGATGAGTTGATAGAGTTTGTGTCGTCGTTCAAAACAAAGTTCTTGGACTTGTCTATAGATGAAATTGCATTTCCCAGAAGTGTAAACAACATATCCAAGTTCGAAGATGGCGTAAAGATTTGGAAGAAGGGAACTCCGATTGCAGTCAAGGGTGCTTTGGTTTACAACAAGCAGATTCGTGATTTAAAGTTGGAACAGAAGCATGACAAAATTCAGGACGGAGACAAGATCAAGTTTGTCTCCTTGAGAGAACAGAATCCTTTTGGTTGTAACGTGATTTCGTTTCCCGGTAAACCACCAAAGGAATTTGATTTGGATAAGTATGTGGACTACAATAAGCAGTTTGAAACATCGTTCCTAGAACCACTGAAGGTTATACTGTCCCATATCAAATGGGACTACGAAAGGAAGGCAGTTTTGTTTTGACAACATTGCATTTAGAACTTGACGATAAACAATTAAGGGTTATACTATCCCTCATCGGCAATGAGATTGAGGATCTAGACTTAAAGATTTCAAAGGGCATAAAGGACAGTCAATGCTCGTATGAAGAAATTGCCGAGGTAACTAGAATGAGAAATGGCTTATCTTGTCTTAGAGACATTTTGAATAGGAAAATGAATGAACATAGATGATTTGATTAAGGCATCCGGTAATGAACATGCTGGTATTGTCGAGGAAGGATTAGTTTCTGATGTTAGATCTTTTATTGATACTGGCTCTTTTTGCTTCAATGCACTTTTATGTGGAAGTCTATGGGGTGGTTTGCCGGATAATAAGATCACTGCCTTGGCTGGAGAATCGGCTACCGGCAAAACTTTCTTCGCTCTTGGCATCGTCCATAAGTTCTTGTCTGACAATCCTGATGCTGTTGTGTTATATTTTGATACTGAGCAGGCTATCACCTCAAGCATGGTTCGAGAGCGGGGGATTGATCCAAAACGGATTGCCATTCTCCCGGTAGGAACCGTAGAGGAGTTTCGTCATCAGGCAATTCAAGTTCTCGACAAGTATCGTGAAGAGAAAGACAGAAAGCCTATGCTTATCGTTCTAGATTCTCTTGGTATGCTTTCAACTGAGAAGGAAATGGCAGACACAGCCGAGGGCAAAACCACAAGAGATATGACTCGGGCGCAAGTCATCAAGGCAACCTTCAGAACTCTTACCCTCAAGTTGGGTTCTGTTGGTGTTCCAATGATTATGACGAATCACACATACGATGTAGTTGGATCAATGTTTCCCACAAAGGAAATGGGCGGTGGATCTGGACTGAAGTATGCGGCATCCACAATCGTATATCTCTCTAAGAAGAAGGTAAAGGAAGGAACTGATGTCATTGGAAACATCATTCACTGCAAACTCTACAAGTCTCGACTGACAAAAGAGAACTCTATGGTAGATGTGATGTTGAATTATGATAGTGGCTTGAATCCATACTATGGTTTGGTTGATCTTGCAATGGAATGTAATGTCTTCGAAAAACTAGGAACACGAATTCAAGTGTCGGATGGCTCCAAGGTATACGAAAAGGCAATCTATCGTGAACCAGAAAAGTATTTTACCGATGAAGTGATGCAAAAGATCGAGAAGCATGTGTCATCAAAGTTTAAGTATGGTTCTTCTTTGGAGATTGCCACAGATGAAGACGTATGAGATAGTTCAAGGCAAGAACACCGGAGCAACAGCAGTTAAACTTTTGAGGAAGCCTTTCAGAAACATGATCGTTTCTTTTGGTAAGGTTGGCATACGAGAGACCAAAAACGGAGCCGGACTTGCATTTGACTTTTCGGTGATCAAAGGAAAGATGCCGAAGACTTCTGCAAAAATTGCCTTGCTCGAAAACACTCTCGGTGATATACTAGTTGATATTCTTGAAAATAACATCGACGATGTGGAGTTCACAGGTGGAAACGACTGAAAAAACCATACTAAGAAATCTGATGGTGAACGAGGAGTATGCTAGAAAGGTTTTGCCTTTTCTGAAGACCGACTACTTTCGTTCAAGGGTGGATAGAACTGTATTCGAGATGATACGAGATCATTTGACGCAATACAATGCATCACCCACAAAAGAAGTTCTTTCCATAACGATTGATGAAAAGACAAACCTAAGCGAACAAGACTACAAAGATTGCATCATTCTCATCGACCAAATCTCACAGATTACAGAGAAGGCAGATGTGTCTTGGTTGACGGATAAAACAGAAACTTTTTGTAAAGACAGAGCGATATACAACGCGATTCTAGAATCAATCGAGATCATTGACGGAAAATCCAAAACGAAAACTAAGAATGCTCTTCCAGAGATTTTATCGGATGCTCTTGCCGTTTCATTTGACGAACACATCGGACACGACTATGAGGGAGATGCTGATTCTCGGTTTGATTTCTACCACCGAGTAGAAACCAAGATGCCATTTGATCTTGAGTTCTTCAACAAGATTACCAATGGAGGTGTTCCCAACAAAACACTAAACATCATTCTAGCAGGGACTGGTGTGGGTAAGTCTTTGTTCATGTGTCATCATGCTGCTGCCTGTTATGCTGCGAACAAGAATGTTCTATACATTACTTGTGAGATGTCAGAAGAAAGAATTGCAGAGAGAATAGATGCTAACCTCATGGACATCACCTTGGACGAACTGAAGATATTACCCAAGGCATCCTATGAAAAGAAGATACAACGAGTCACCAAGAACA